AAAGCGTTCCAAAGAGTCCATGTTTCCACGGCGTTGCCGTCTGAGTCTATCTGTTCAATCTGTACTTGACCAAGAGCCGCAACGGAGCGTTCCTTGGACATTGTTTGAAGATCCAAACTCGTTACAGCAGGGGAATAACCTGAATTTGCAATTATATTAGTGACTGTGGCAGCAGCATCGGGCATTACAGGATCAGCTAAAGTGATATTAATCTTTTCCCACTCGACCCTACCAGGGTAGTAATAAGTATGATTAAGGAACTTATGGGAGGTATCGCTTACCGTAAAGCTGGGCTTTGTAGCCTTCTTTAGCGTGTAAAGGGGTATATGATTGTTATACAATACCCACCGATATTGTCTCTTTGGATCTTTTCCTGTCGCGTCATGCCAAAATGCCATTTTAATATTTTCTCCCTAAAGTATTCTCTTTATAATAAGTAGAGAAGTCTTTATTTTTTCATTCTCCAATCAAGCTAATCATCAAAGGAAGCGCCCGTATCGGTGATGATGAAGTCAATCGCAATAAATTCAATTGCTCGGGCTGGCTTAAGGTAAATCTTTGCATATACAATGTTTCGATCAACCAGCTCCGGTGTAGTAGTTGTCTCATCAAGAACGAGCCGATACTCAAGGAGCCCAAACCTAGATTTAATAGAGGAAAGGAAAGGATTGACCTTTGACGCAAAACGTGCCCAAGTCACCTTCGTGTTTTGATCAAAAAGAACATTAGCCGCCATTCGTGAAACTTCCTTCTTTAAATAAATCATTAGTCGGCGTACATTAATTCGGTCGAGCGCGGAAGGTACAACCTGTAAGGTTTTCTGCCCAAAGATTACAATACCTTCATTTGGGAAGGAGGCAATTGGATTAATGTTCGCCTCGTACAATTTGTCGCGTTCTTTGGAAGTAAGACGGGCGCTGACACCAATAACTGGTACGCCAGCTGAGCCCTCTGTTAAGCCGCCGCGAGTAAAGCCGGCGGGTGCAAACCATAGCTCCGTTTTGCGGCTGCTGCTTGCCATTGTGCCGAGGGCAGCAATCGAAGGGGGAGCCCACAAAAGCTGCCCGCCGATTGTGTCTCTCATCTGGACCCACGGGAAGTAAGCACAGCCATAGCTAGAGTTTATTCCACGAGCCGCGAGAGCGGAAATCGCAAGGTCAACGTTGGGAACACGGTTAGCGGCGGTCGCTAAACTTTCCGTATCTGGGATGTAATCGTTTTCTAGATCAATAATCGCAAGTGTATCGGCACGGGCTTCGCAAGTGTCGATCATATGCCCCGTTAAGGTTGCATCCGTTAGCCCCGGCATCGTCATCAGATTGCACTCCACAACCTCGGGATCGGCGCAGCTATCAATAGCTCTCTTGATGCTGTTGGCAGCATAAGAAGTAAGTTCCGTCTGCCCCGCAAGAAGAGTATTCCTGAAAGGATCGCGCTCCATAACATCAAGCCCGTCGAAGCCGCCCATGAGGGGCACGGTGTACCTGTCGTAGCCGGCTGTCAAAGGACTTGTATAGTCGCCAAGGGCCGCCATGGACGTGCCCCCAGTAAAGCTGCCGGAAGTGTAAGTGGTGGTGGTGGTCGTAGTGGCAACCAAATCCTCTAAAGTAAAGAGGTTCATATACTGCCACGCGGCTGTCGTTCCTGATGGAACATTGGCGGCGGATGGGTCGGGAAGAATCATAGTTAAATCAAAATAATCCTGTGCCATACGGCTAGAGCCAGCAACCGCAGTAGAAAGCCCAAAATAAGCCTCTGTTGGGTCGGACAAAGTAGCGTCGGCTGAATTTGCCCTGAGCGCCACCTCTGGCATCGTAATGACGGTGGTGTATGCGCCCAGTGCAGCGGGACCACAGGAAATTTCTCCAGGGCCCCCATGGGGTTGAAAGATATTCCCGGTGCTGTTTGGAAGAAGAGGATAAACATTGCTCACATGGGCATCAAGAGTCGAGAGGTTGTTCGAATGAACGTTCTTAAAGCGAGAAGGACCATAGCAACCCATTGGAAGATATGACGAGTCCGCTATGCCTCTTTCGACATCCGCAGAAACCTCTACTCTTATAAACTTAGACTGATTGGCAAACTGCCCGTACTCTATATACCGGCGCTCTGTGTCGCTCCATGTAGAGTACTTATCGCCAATTCTCCGAGCAACGTAATCAGGAGAGTTGGGGTTGAGATTAACACGAGAAAACCGCTCCACGATTTGTGGAGCTGCATCCGTATCGGAGGCTCTTCGAAGAACCACCGTGAAAGTTCCGTAAAGCTCATAAGGGTTAGAAGGTGCTGCGATATCCTGTAAGGAGACCTTAAGGTTTTTACTCTCCCAAGAACCGCCGTGAAGAGAATGGAGCTTAAACAGATTTTCCGCTCCCAAGGTTTCCTCGCCATCCTTGATTTGTGTGCGTGAGGTGTCCGTAGGGTTGCCAGGGGCAACAGTAAACTGACTAAAGAACCATCCGGTGCTAGCGCCGGTAGCATCGTAGCTAAAGTCACCGCCGAGGGCGGCATCACCCGTAATCGGAAGAATAGTGGCGACCACCGCGATTTCGTTCGCGGCAGGAAGGGTGGGGTCGGCTTGGGCAGCAGTCATACCAGCTATAAATGCCGCAATGTCGCTGTCATAACTCTGTCCAAGCCAGTAAGGCGTGGGGGTGGCGGTCGCAACAGCATTCGTCAAAGTGGGGTTTGTGTTAAAAGCCTCTCGAAGCCATGTGGAGCTTCCGCTGTCCAAGCTAAAATTAATTGTCTCTGTAACAGTGGCAGCCGGCTCATCTCGGACTACGACGGTAAAAATAGGGGAGGTCGAGGTTGCCGGGGTGGCGCCTGGTCCAGACGGCTGCATCCATACCGACGTAGAGCTGGTCGCGCCGCCGTTGAGGCCGTTCGTGTAGGCACTTTGGTCCAGAGAAAGAGGGCCCGCCAGCACGATGCGCTGATTTGCGTCGGGCACATAAAAGATAGCCGCCAACGTTGACGCTGTGTTGGTCCATGTAGTGCCAGGACCAGCGCTGACGCGCTCACCATACATAAGGAATAGCCCATAGGCTCCTCCGCAGGTGCTTGCCCATATATTGGGCGGTGCGATCGCCCATCCAGCATCACCCGTTGCGCTCTTGTCTATATGAGAATCACCAAGGAGGCGTACAAAGTTTATAGGGTTGTTATTTTTAAGATATGCTTGGGCAGCATATGCAGCGTAAGTGGGAGCAGTATAATTACCCTCCCGCCATACATCGCCGCCTCTTCCGCCGGGGATGGGATTGCCGAAAACGCTTACGAAATCAGAAAACGATTCCATTCTTACTGGTCGCATGCCCGGTCCCCTTTCACTGCGACCAATTATTACAGGACCGATATCGCCAGGCACTCTATCCCGTTGAGAATTGTCAATCTCACTAATAAAAATACCCGGTGATACGAACTTAAACTTTTTTACGGACATTTGCTGTTTCTCCTCGTATTACACATTATACAACAAGTCTAGGCTTTTGTTAAATATGTAATCATTTCTTATATAAATAGTCTGCGTCTTGGCTAACGGATAGTTTATTCAAAGTTTTATGGGGCACTTCAAGGCCGATATTTCTTATTTTTTTTCAAAAAGGGATTTTCATCCCCTAATATAACTCGTTCGCGGGGCATTTTAACTTCTACGGCAGACTCACGCACAATAATATGTGGTGTTTCTTTGTTGGGACCGTCGCCAATCAGATGACCTAAAACTTTTATTTCGATATCGGTTTGATAGATGCGTTCATCTAAATTCAAATTTGCTACTACGTTGCTTTGTGTAAAATCTTGTTGGACAAAACCTTCATAACTGTGCTTTTCATATGCCATTGTAAAATAATTAATGCCCCCGCCCACATTCATAAAAGGCTCTACAATTTCGTTCATTTGCTGCTGGTAGCTTGTCTTAATAGATATCTTATAATTCACCGTAACATACACGGGCATCGGTATAATCAGGGTCTGGTATACGATTTTTTTATTTTCTCTCCGTGTCCGAAAATTTAACTGACCGAACTCTCGATATGTATCCGCATTAGCAAAGTTAGCGGTCTTGTCTTGATTTATTCTTCGCGCCACAGTAAGTGATCCCTTCCGATAATCATTTACCGGGGGAATATTAGCCCAAGCAGTTCCTTTCCTAGAAAGATCTTTAGTCACCGCAGTGCGGTCTATTGAAAGAACCGGCAAAATAAGCGACTGGTTTATATCGTAGGTGCTTCGCTTTGCCTTTATTTGATGAGACCTCTCGGAGGCAGTCCACGTCACTGGGACTTTTTTCCAACCTTCATTGGTATTGCAAAAAGGATTTACAACTTCATCAACCCAAGTAGCAATCGCATAGTCTATAGTTTCTAACGTTGAAGGACCAATCTCAATTCTTTCCTCTACAATAACTTTGTCTTTTGTGTCATTCGGCATTAAACAACCCTTCCCTTGCATAGCGGCAAGTAGCTTTTATCTCAAAATCTTGCCCATCTTGACCGAACAAATATCTCGTCATGCTCGTGTTTACAATTTCAAAAAGCATCTGATCGTATTGAAGAAAATCACCCACACGAACAAATAAATTTTGATCTTCCGTGAGCCTTCTTCGGTGAAAATATACGTCGATATTATAGATCTTATCATACCCAAAACTATCATAAACCACGCTGCTGTCTTTCCAGTCTACCAAAACATAGGTTCTCAGAGGGGGCAAAAAAGTTTTATTTATTGCTTCTCCATAAAGCGAATGAAAGTTCGAATCTTTAATACTAATCGGATAATAGAGCACAGCCTGACCGATGACTCTTTCAAGGAGTTCGTCATTTACTTGCTTAACCAGATCTCGTTCTTTTTTTCCAGCGAAGAGAGGGGGAGGCGGAGCATCGGGCTGCGACCATTTATTATCAGCCATCTACTTCTTCCTCCTATCCAACGAAGATACCCATAGGAACTTGGGTCATGACTCTGTTAGAGTTTTCGACCATGTTGGCATCGCCATCCATCAGCTTGCTGTAGGTTAATTCGTCAAGAGTTGTTTTCAATTCTTCTCTCAATGCCGACAGCTCTTCCTTTGCCTGAGATATCAAAGCCTCACCATTAAGCCGAATCTCGTTGCCTGGAATAGGCAGGGAAGCAAATTTACTTCTTATCAACCCCAGAGTCTCTTTGCACAATGACAAAGCGAATCTTCTTATCCACTGCTTTCCAATGGAGTTGATATTAAGATAAGGAACATTTTGTAATGGGATTGTGTTCATATTGTTTATCCCATCAATCCCAATTTTTGACGTTGGTACCTCGATCCAAGTATCTCCCGGTATCACAAACTCTACCCACATCTGTGCAGGCATAGCATTGGAGGTGGGGAAGATTCTCAACATATTATTGCGAAGCTGATATGAAAACTGAGATGTTCTGGTGTTGATTGCGTCTTCATAATTAACTGCTTGGGCTTTGTTCTGCCATACTGGGACCAGTTGCCAAGTAGAATCGTCCGCATACATTCCGTAGGTGGAGAGGTTACCCACTACATTAAGACCGCCGTAGTATCCATAAAAATTCCACATCGCTCGGGGAGACTTATAAAAAACTTTCTTAATTAATAACTTAGGGGCATCTGCCACGGTACCTATTTGCCCAAAATAAGGGAAGGCAGCGTTGGCAGGATTATTAGAAGCTGCCACAATAATAGCCTGTAGATCATAATCTTGTTGGTCAATGCCGGTCGCAAAAGAGGCTGAATAAACCGTCTGAGCGCCTCCCACAGCCGCTTCCGCAGAAATACCGTCTGTAACCCGCCGAGCATAAGCAAAATCAAATTTGGGGTACTTTAATGATAAATTTGTTTCCCTGTTCATCAGGGCACTTTGGGGATCTCCCATTCCCAGCGGTTCTTCTCGGATCATACCATCTTCGTTAAAAGAAGCGGTAGTGTTGCCCAAGACATTGGACAAAACATTTTTAGACTGGTGGATGTTTACCAAATATGAATATTCCAACACAGCTTCTTCATAAGCCGCATAAACTTGTTTTGTCACCAATTCAATATCAAGCACATCACCGCCTAGTTTACGGTAAACATATCCGACCTCATCAGCCGCGCCAGCCTCAAAGGCAGCGACAGCGGCTGTTCCATCATCAATTACCGCAGGAGGCGTGGCAGTATTGTGTTTTACCCAATAACTGGTATTGGTATAAATTGAGTAGGGGAGCGCAACAGATACATCTCCAGGGGTGCCCGTTTCGGGTAAAACGGATTTGCTAGATGTACTTACGGGTGTTAAAGGGGGGAGTGCCATATATAATTTCCTCCAAGGGCATAATAAATAGTTGACCAAAAATGAAAACCCCGCCTGTAAAAACAAGCGAGGCATTCAAATTTAGGAAGTGTCTAACTTATGACTTACAGATCGCGAACGACCACAAGACCATACATATCAGGACGAACCATTTCCTTACCATAACGGGTCATCACCGCCTTGCGGGGTGTGAAATCGTCTGGATCGAAGATGGTAGGTGTCACCTGGAGGGGGACATAAGGAGCGTATACATATCCGCTCTCAAGGAACGAATTGCCCTTACGACCGACGAGGACAACGTTGCGCGGGAAAGCCTGTGTGACATACACATCAAACTTCTTGCTCAACGAACCTGTCTTCATCGCTCCAGCCATCCCTGAATCGCCGTCCGCAACAATGTTTGCGCGGAAACCAGCGGTGAACTCAAGGATATTGGCAACCTCGGGACCGCAAACAAGGAAGTTTGCGCCACCGCGAAGTGTCTTGCGATGAATCTGAGCCGAAACATCATTAATTGTTTCGATCAGAGTCTCATACCACTCACTGACGGTACCTGTGAAAGCCGGAGGTGCGCCAAGCGCTGCACCCGTCAGGCGGTTGAGGAAAACGCCAGGGTTGCGGGACCAGAAATAGGTGTCAGCGGTCGCGCCACGAAGAAGATCGCCGAGAATCTCAGCGTCAATTTCGAGAGCAATCTGCTCTGACAACAATCCAGTAAGCTCAACCTCGGCATCAAGGTTGTGATAGGCATTAAGGTCCTGAGCAAGCTCAGGGGTCCATGTAGCCTTCAGCTTCTTGGTCTCAGCCGTAATCGCAACGGAATCAACACGAATGTTAATCTCGTCAATACGGGAAGAGTTTTCTTCTTCCCAAGCTAGAGCACCACCGATAGCGCCGGGTACGTTAGCAACGGCAGCAAGGTTCTCGTCCATCGCGAAGGTCACGGCCGGAGCAGCGATAGAGTTGGCTCCGATGCCCGTGACGGGTATGTTACCGCCAGGGGACCAGATACAAAACTCCAAATAGCGGAATCCGACTTGGTCCATACCGGAACCGGCGTATGCGGTACCAGCGCCGCCGGTACCCATGACAATGCGTGTAAGACGCTTGACAAGGGCACCATCAGGGAGACAACCAGCGGTGTAGAGCTGCAAGGCAGTACGAACATACTCGGTGCCGGTAGCGGACTGCTGAAGCATAACATGGCTCATAGCAAGCTGTTGAGGGATGGCAGGATCGTTCCCCACCATGCGATCAATAGAACCGGCAGGAACAGCGGCGCCAGGGGCTGGGCCCAAAGGGTGACCGGCGACGGGCGCAGCATTCAAGGAACCACCAGCGGAGAAAGTGCCCAGAGCCGGAACATCCAAAAGAACACGCCAGATCTGGAAGTTTCCAAGCCCGGTTTGATCGCCCAGGATGTCTGGGTCGAAACGAACCGTAGCTCGTAGGTCGTCATCGAGGGGTGAAACGCCGAGGGCGTTGACGATGATGCTGGCGGTAGCCGATCTGAGACCGTTTACCCCAACCCCAGGGCAGTCAGCACCACCGCGAGCGTTGGAACCACCAAACTTGAGGTTCCTCATCCCGGCGGGACCAATGGGCTGGTCCACCAAGTTAACACCGGACATGATCCCGGCACCTACGACGTTCCCACCATAGACGGAGGGAGGGTTGGCTGCCCCAGCAACCAAGTCATCACGCATCTCACCAGCGGCATAGACCTCGGGGGCTAGCGCTGTGAAGTCGAGGAAGAAGATCAGCCCAGACGGAAGGCTCATCGGCTGCACGGAGACAAGCTCCTGTGCAACAAGTGAACCGAACACGCGGCGGACGATCGGGAAAGCGACGGCGGCGAAACCTTCTACGTCGCCTGCTGCCATCGTACTAACCTCCTTGAGAAGCTCCTTAGCCTGGTTCTCAAGAAGAACGGACATTGTATTACGGTTATAGTCATTAAGCCCCTCAAGAAGTCCAGTCTGTTCCCACTTGTTAATGAGAGCAGCTCCGTCCTTCGAGAGATCGCGATTGACGATACCCTCTGTTAATTTATCTAAAATACTCATTTTTATTTTTACTCCTGAATAATGTTTATTTATATCAATCTTTTTTAATTCCAGCTAGCTTCTGCATCTTTTCAACAAGAACGTCATTAGTAGTTGGTTTTTTATTAGACTCGGGTCGGCGTGGTAAAAAGGGTGAAACACGATTGTTCATCGCCTCGCTCAGTGAACTCGGAACACGTCGCTCGCGCTTTGTCTCCATCACTGTGCTTTGAAGCGTTTCATAAATCGTCTTAGCCTCTTTAACCGAACCTGCCTTGGATATAGCTTCAACAATTGTATTCTTTTGTCGCTCATTCAGGGAGTTGCTACCAAGAACTCGGTTTGTGTAGAGCAGCCTGGCATTTCTGAGATTTACCTCAACTAGACGCTCGCCAATTCGAGTGATAATTTCTTTTTGTTTTTTGCTCTTCTCGTAAAGAAGGCGGGCGGCGTGCTTGATCTTCGACAAATCTTCTGTTGTCTTAGAAAGCTTCTCGGTTAAATCCTTAACCGCCTCTTTTTCTTGTTCCAGCTCTTCGGCTGTTTCTGTGTCGCGCATTGCGGCGAACTCCATATCTCTAGCATGCGAAAGTTCAGGCTGAGATGCTCCGAGCCACCCATCTGTAACAGGCCACATATCTACTTTTAATTCTTCTTCGACGGCTGCCTTTATTTCCTCTAAGTATTTCTCAGATAATACCATTTCATCTGCTGGGTCAATCTCGCCTTGATCTTTAGCGCTCCGTTCTCCTTCTTCCTCGTCACCTTCGGCTTCTTCCTCTTCTTTTTCAACATCTTCAGCAAGAGGGATTTCAAGCTCCTCCTCGGCATCAACTTCCACGGTGCCGGCAGAGGGAAGGGAAAGCTCACCAGCTTCCTCTTCTGCTTCCATCTCGGCGCGGAGCTGGCTAAAGTCGATTGTGATTTCTTCGTCCTCGTCAGGACAGCCACACAGCTCCTCCCCATCAGCATGAGCATCTGGGACTTCAATTTCTAATCCTGGGGTTTCATCGCCCAACGTGGGGGCACCTAGTGACATCTCTTCATCCTCGGGAGCCTCCAATAAAGATGTGACGGCGGCACGCACCTCATCCGAATATCTTTCAAGAATGGCAGTTTCCGCATTTTTAATTGCGACCTCTTTAAGAGCCCTTGCATCAACTATCGCCTGTTCAAGCAAACTAGACATAAACCTTTTCTCCTCTTGTCCTCACCTCAAAATTGATAAAAGAATGAGATATCAACAGACATAAATAGTATAAAGAAGTCGAAAACACTAAATTGTCATAAATTTATAATCATATATACATAAGCGAATTCTATCGGCGTAAGTCCCTCAATTTAAATAAAAATGACGGCACGGTTTCCCGTGCCGCCAAGTCGCTATAAAATCAATTCATAGCTTAAGTGTCTGAGGATCAGGCAACTGAGAAGAAGTTCACAAG